GTTTCCAATCAGGTTGAACACCTGTGCAACGCCGTAGCCAATATCAACCAAACTAGCAAGGCTAGTTGCCGCAACTTCCGCGAAGTCTGCAACATCATTTGATTTGGAAAGCTTGTTACCCTGCGAGTCAAGACTAAAAAGCTCTTTCAATGTGTCTTGCACTGCGCCCGTGAATGCCGTCACCATAGGCAACGCGGCAACTGCCATTTGCTCAGCAAATTGCATCAACTCAGACTTGGCGCGCGCTTGTGCGTCTTTGTAATCGTCTGCAAGTTGAATTTGCTCAGTTGTCAGTCCGTTATTTGTGTCCGTCTGCGCTGCGAGTTCCTTCATTGTCGGGATCAAAGCTGCTGAACCACGCCCGAATATTTCATTCATGACGGCGACTTTTCCTAGCCCGTCTTCATACCCTGCCATTGCTTTTGCAACAGTCTTGATTTGCTCATCAGCGCGGAGATTCTTAAAGCTCTCCACCTCGATGCCAATCTTTCCGAGTGCACGGCCTACGCCTTTGCTTTCATCGTCAACGGCGGCTAGGCTGCGTTGCATTCTGTTTGCAGATGCAATCAGTTGCTCAATTGATGCACCGCCCACATCAGCAGCGGTGCGAAGCGATGCAATCCCAGCAGGATCGCCGCCCGTTTGCTCAGCAAGGTCTTGGTATTGGGAAACTTTGCCAATCAGCATCTCAAATGCCGCGATGGTCGCACCGATGCCAGCCACAGCAGCCAATGCACCTACCTTGATAGCGCGGCCTGCGCTTTCGCCCATTTCTCCCGCACGTTTGAGTGCATCGACTTGCTTTAGCGCGGCTTCTGCCTGCTTAAGTTGGGACTCTGTAGCGCCGTCAATGGATAGCTTGTACAGCTTCGATTGACGTTCACTCATGCCGAATGTTTCCACTTGCTGACGCATTGCGGAAACCTGCTTATCAATCGACTCTCTGACCTTCTCGGTTGCAGATGCAGCGGCTTTTTGAGCGTCCGACATGATCCGCATCTTTGACGATGCATTGTCGGCTGCGTCTGCCGCTTTATGAGCGGCTTGTTCATTGTTTTTAAGCGCGGCTGTGCCCTTCTCTAGCCCGTCAGTTTGGAATTCAAGTCCAATTGTTTGCAGATCAAGAGACATTAAGACGCCCAATAAAAAACCGCCTCAGTGGGCGGTTTTTGTTTGAAGTAAAAAAGTGCTATCCGTTTTTCCACCATGCCCCGATACGGGCATAAGCGAACAAACATATTCCAATCGGCCACAAGACCGTATGGATCATTGGCTGTGAATTTGAAACGCATGAAACTGTGCCAACACACATGAACACAACCCCAGCCAATTGCGCGGCCTTGTACCGCTTTGACGTTTGCTGAATCGTTACGATCTTTTCGCCTGACTCCATACCTGAACCTCAATTGATTGATTGACCAATGAACATAGCATTTATCGGCCAATCAATCAACGTCTTCAACTGGTGTCAAAGCAACCCTATCAAGGGCAGATATTGCAGTCAATTCCCACAATGTTGGGGATATATGGCGGTTCCTGAAGTACCAACCAATCTCAGATTCTGGTATAGGAGAAGGCCCGGAATGCCCGGGCGGTCTTTTGTTGCTCAACTCTAGGAACCATCCCCAGACATGCCCAACAGATTCAGGAAACTCGACCGGATTAACGCCTTCTTCTGGAAGTTTCCCGGTCATTTTCTCTACTGTCTGTAGAGTCTCGCGCAGTGATTTTCCGTCTGTGTCTCGCTTGCCAAGTTTGAATTCATGCTTGGCAAACTCGATCAGTTCAGCTACTGCGCTTTCGTAAAATTTGAGATTTCAGCGCTTGCTTCAAGCACTTGATCTGCAAATGGAGGGTGACGGCGAACCAACTCATAGGCATTTGCTTCTGAGTATTCCATTGGCTTGCCGCCGAAAATAACACCGCGCAATCCACTGATGCGGATCGCCGCGCCACGCAAGCCGACTTGTAAATCTTCCTCGGTCATTGGCGTTGGGTTGTCGCCCTTGCCCTTGCGCTTTTCCTGCCATTCCTTCATGCGGAACTTGTTACCAAGTGCCAACTGCCAAGCCTTGACGGTGGATGACAGTTCACCGCGAACAGTGACAAACCAGCCTGTCAATTTGCCGTTGTAAACGAGTTCGATTTCATGGCCCTCTTCAGCGGCTTTAGGGGTGTCGATTTTTTCTAAGTCAAGCATAAAACACTTTCATTTGCGGGAGATAAAAGCCCGTGCCCAGCCCATGCGCTCCCGCAAAGAAGCGACATAGGCCGGGTCGTGGCAAGGGATGGCCCGAAGGCCGGAAACAAAAAAGCCCCAATGAAGGGGCTAGGTTTGGTTGATTGCGGCGGTTAAGGAGCCGCGCTATCCTGAATTTGGATAGTCGTTTGTGGGCTTGCCAGTGCAGCACCGCCCGCTGCGTTGTATTGGCAGGTGAAGCTGTATGAGCGCTTCTTGCCTTTAGCCGCGCCGTCGTCGCCATCGCTGGAAGTCACAACCAGCGAAGGCAGGTAGAAGCTGGCAAAGTCAGCATTGTTTGTGCTGTCGGATGTGAACACGCCAATCAGAGACTGAGCCGTTTCATCCACGAACGTATCGGCCAAAGTGCGCGAATCAAAGTAAGCGCTGAAACTGCCCGACACCTTGACGATGCCCCGGAAAATGTCAGGACGGATGTTTGATCCGACAACACCTTCAGCGGGAGACTCTTTGCCGTCGATATTGATTGACAGGTCAGTAACCGTAGCCACTGGCGAACCAGCAAGCAACAGCAGGCCAGATGCAGCTACCAATACGCCCGTAGTCGTTTCAGCCGTTGGTGAGGTGAAATAGGCGCTAGCAGATGAGGTTTGGTCCAGGCCTACAAAGGTAATATCGATCTTGGCATTGCCGCTACCGGGCAGGCTCAGATTGATCTGAGAAGCTTTTACGTCAATGTTTCGCTCAGACGATGGAACATCAGGATCCCATGTCTCAGCCGTGTAATAGACGTTCGTGTGCCCAGTGGTAGGCGCATAGGTCACTTTGCCGACTGCGGTAATGGTGGTTCCTGTTACGGGGCCTTCCGCAACCATCGCAACACCGTTAGCGCCATTGACTGGCATGACGGTTGCAACCAATGCGGTCACGTTGGTAATCAGCAGATTTCGATTGATGTTGGCAGCGTTCAAAGTGCCAGCCGACAAGCGAATGACCATGCCGATTTTGAATCCGTCCGTCAGGTACGAACCAGCAGCGCGGGTGACTGTGTAAGTCGGGCCTGCGCCTGCAATGGTCACGCTAGCGCCTGTAACAGCAGTCACAGCGGCAAAGTCACGACGAACGATCGAGGACATGAAATCGCTGTAGGTGCCAGGGCTGAAAAAGCCGTTCACTTTGCCGTCAACTTGTCGGACACCATGCCGCACGCTGCCCAATTGCTGCGTAGAGTTGATTTCCGACTCGGTGTCGTAGGTGTCTTTTTTGAGCGTAAAGGTCGCGCTCTCACGTCGCAAGATTTGAGCGCCTGTAGCACCAGCCAAGGTGCCTTTTGCGCTTTGTCGTTTAAAACGAATCTGCGAATTGACCGGGTTTGCAATTGCCATGATTTACTTTCTGCCCTCGTCAGGGCCAAAAAAAGGCCGCAATGAAGCAGCCAAAAAAAAGCCCCGAACTTGCGAGGCTAGAGGGGAACTGTTATTTGTTTAGGTTCGTATCCATGCTTGATACGGCACGGATACGGGGATGCAGTAGCGGTCGCCATCTATCAGTGCAGGGGCTATTCGCGGGGTATCTGTAACGGTCACTTGAACGCCACCTTCAGACATTGAAATGCCGCGCTTGAAGTGGGTTCTTATCGCCTGCGCTTGTGCTTCTGCGATTGCAGGCCCGGTGCCTGTCATGGCGCAAACGGTCACTTGAAATATTCCGCGCTCCAGGTAAACGGCTGCGCCTTGCGTGCTGTTATCTGGCGTGTTTGGCAGCAGGTTTACGCGCTGGTACATGGTGCCAGTGACAGGGGTAAACGGCGCATTCTCGAATGCAGTTGCCACTGACGGAGTGAGCAAAGCAAGACGCTTTTCAAGCGCTTTTCTGATTGTTGGTTGACTCACTATTTGAGCCTTTCAAAACCATTTGGCCTGTAATCAATCGTCTTTCTTGCTTTGGATGAATTGCAAGGTACGCATAAAAGCTGCAAGTTATCAATCACGTCTTTTCCTCCTTTTGATATTGGAATGATGTGGTCGAATGAGATTTTTTTCACCGCCCCGCAGCACATGCACTTGTAGCCAAATTGCGCTATTAACTGCATCTTTTGCGCATTGGTTGCCCGATCTTCTGATCTTGCTTCTTTCAGCACAAGATACCTGCGCTTGGCACCAGCTAATGACATCTCCCGAACTGCACCAAGATTTTTTTCGCGATATTGCTTTGCATATGCCTGCCTTGCCTCTTTGTTTTTCGAATATGAGATTGCCTCAAATTTGCTCCGACACTCCTTGCATACCCCGCCTGACTCAAACCTCTTCCCGAAATATTCGGATGGCTTAACCTCATTACAAGACCTACATAGCTTTACGCCATAACCCGGGTATGTGATTGCAATACTTGCTATGGCTTGGTCCTGCCTGCTTTCAAATTTTTGCTTGCCAGACTTTTTGGCCCAGTTCTTGTAAATTGCAGTCTGGCATTCTTTGCAATATGGCCTAAGCGTCACCCTACCATCCCGAACCCTTCCATTAAAAAGAGAACGATCTTTCTCGGTTAAGCATTTTGAACATACTTTCGTTTTGTCGGATGGATAAACAATAGCCATTAACTCTGACTTTGTTTTATCCCCCTTACGCTTTCTCTGAGCGCTACACGGCTTGCAATAGGGGGAAAATCCGTCTCTGTAATTCTTGAAAAAATCGCTCGATGGTTTTGTGCACTCACACATCGAGCACCACTTAACTGATGGAAGAACCTCTGATTTCATCAACAGCCTTTTGTAGATAGTCACTGTACTTTTGCACAGTTATTCTAACCATTCCGTTAGGCGCTTGCAAGCTGCCAGGAGACCCATTTGCGCGGCCATATTCCAAAACCCTCGCATACGGCATCGAATTACTCAACCAGATGGTTTGTCCAGGCTTCCACGATGGCAAGACTGATACTGTCCTGCCGATTGGGTCATCAGTTGATCCAATATCAGTATTCACAGCACCCACGCCGCACTGCCAATTGTTCCGAAAGCGCCCGGTATCGACTGGGCTTAGCGTCACCATTGATTTCTGCAAATCAAGAGCTGTTCGCCTTACGACTGCATCAGCTTTGTCGCCAACCTTCTGAATCAGCTTCGAGAAATTGGCCTTGAATGCTGCGTTCGACATGTCAGCTTACCCGGACTTGCACATCGTGGAGTACGCAAATTCCACCCGGAGCTAAAGGCCTGCTGTTCACAACATTGAATATCTCTGTGCCAATGGTTAGCGTGTCGCCCGGCTTAGGCGCTGCACCTATCAGCGGGTCAAGATACACACGCTGGTCAGTCTGCAAAATCACAGTTCCGTCTTTCTCGCGCTGGGAGTAATCCAACAGCACGCCCGGCCCGGCGTAGGTTGTTCCAGTGCTAACCACTGTCCCGGTTTCAGGGTCATATGCGCCCGGATCCATTCGCGTCAGGGTGACAGTTCGCCCTGCCTTTTTAAGCGTGCGCTGAACCTTTTCGGCGGTCTTTGCGTAGTCCATCAGGCGCGAACCATGCGGATAGAGTTTGCCGAACCTACGAACGGCGACAACAGGCGGTCAATGACCGGGTATTTCTTGGCTTGACTTGCGCCGGGTGCGTAGCGTGTCGTGATTGGCCCAACGGTCTCTTCAATCACGGGCTGATCTACATCACTGAGCATTTCACCTTGCGCTGATCTAAGCGCGGCCTCTGCATTGGCGTTTACCACCTCAACAGGCACAACGCCTGAAGGGTAATAGCCAGTCAATGAATCAGCCATAGGCACCCAGATTCGCGGCCAATCCAGCGCCTGAGTCGTAGTCGCACGAATGCCAGCAATGCGCCCGCGGTATGTCTGGGTCAGGTAGTCGCAGCCGCGAACAAGCGCCGATTCTTTGGCATCAGTGGCAAGCGCAGCCCATGCGGCATTACCACGCGCAAGGAAGTAGGCATCAGCCTGCGCCACTGAGCAATAGGACACGCTATCGCTTCCAGCTTGCCCGGTTTCTACGGTGATGCTCATTTACAGCCTTACTTTGCGCCGTCTAGCAAGGCTTGCAATTCAGCCTTCTTTGCGCCTTCAGGGATTTCGATTCCCTTAGCGGTCAGGGCTTCGCGCAGTTCTGCAACTGATGCCTTCTTTGCGCCTTCAGGGTCTTCAGGCTGCTCTTGCTTTTCGCATTCGCGCCATCCCAATGACTTGTGATTTGCAAGTGCTGTCGGGTGTACTTCGGAGTAAACGCCATTGAGTGATACGGGGATGAGTTCCATCTGTTTTCCTTTGGTTAAACATTCAAAAAAGCGCCCCGTTAGAGGCGCTTCATTCAATGGATTAGCCCATCAAAATTGCAACGTGTTCGCCTTGAACGACCTTGAATCCGTAGGCCAAATGAAGTTCCCACGTGGTCATCCCGTACTGTTGGATTTGCAACAGCAGGTATGTCATGCCGTTGGCATCGCTGACAAGCGTCTTTTGAATGGTTGCGTTCTCAGGGAAGATCGGAGGACGCATGATGCCGACAACAGCATTACGCTCGAATGCGAGGTTAGGCGTGTAGCTGTTGCCCACAGTCAAGGCGTTGGCAGTGGCGATCACAGCGCTGGCACCAGGACGGCCCAAGCTGATAGTGCCGGGGGCTGCAACACCCGTATTCACCACGTATTTATTGTTGGTGTCGGCAGCGAATCCGACCACATCACCAGCAAGCACAGTGCCAGTACCAGTGACCAAGGCCACATCACGCACGCCTACAGCCGTAGAGCCTGACGTGACGTAAGAAGCGCCTGTACCTTT